ACATTTAAGAAAAACGGCAAAATGGTCCGTTATCGATATACAAATAAGCGAAAGTCTACTAAAAAGTTGGTAGCCGCTAAATCTTCTAAAAAGCGTACGTATAGGAAGCGATATTGATGCTTGACCCCTGTCCTCGTTGTGGGTCAGGAGATATACACCGTTGGGAAATTCCTCATTATGGTGTGATTCATTGTCAGTGTATTGACTGCGAAAAGGAGTGGATTGAATGACTAGTTACTTTGAAATTGGTGGACATATTGTCGAATGTGAAACAACACCTCAATCTTCTTTATCCAGGGCTATTGCTCCTAGTCAATCTCGGATTTCTGCTTCATTCGATGCTCGTGCTGCATATATGGAGCGTCCTGTTGAACTTGCTAGTTCTGTTGTTTCAAGTCGTTCTTCATCGAAACAACTTATTCAAGGCCCGGTACGTAGAATGATAGGTTCTGCTATGATTCGTACTGGTGTTGCTATTCTTATGGTACCTGACCCAATACCCGTTATTGACGAGGTTGTTGGAGCTGGTTTGATTTATGGTGGTGTATACCTCCATACAACCGCTTAGGTATCCGGACGGTAGGCGAGGCGAAGGCTCGTCCTGACGTTCGCTGAAGCGTGTAACGCTTGGCTTTGTCAAGCGTTGTCGCTGATTTACTATAATTTAGTAAAGATGGGGGGGAGAACTTCGTTCGTATTATTACCCCCCCCTAGTAAACATTTAACAAAAGGTTTACGTCGGATGTGAAGAGACTTGTTAACCTTAACAAGTACTATATACTACGGCTCCCTAGCAGTATCATGGCGGAGATTACTGACCAGAAGATACTGTATATTGAACGAATGAGTCAACGGGAGCTGTTAGATGCCCATCTGTGGTATATTAGCAGATGCATGGATTATGATTTGTGGAAGGATATTACACACACAATGGCATACAAGATGCGAGAGGCTCTCGGATTTGAATTGAGAACAAGGATGTCGGCAGTATGACTCCTTGTATTAGATGCGGATACACCTATTGTGGGTGTTGGAGATGAATCAGCAGAAACGCCATTGGTGTTCTACGGTATGGCCTAAACATATAGGATATGAGGCCACTGATGATGAAGCGGAACTTATTGACGCCTTTGAAACATTTTGGGAGGAACTCACAGATGCTCCCGGCTTGAAGTATGCCGTCGGTCAGATAGAACGAGCGGATACGGGGAGTCTTCACATACAAGCGTACACTGAATGGGCTACGTCGAAAAGACGTAGTGAAGTGTACAAGCTAATGCCGTCCAATCTGGATTTTCGCAGGGGTAGCCGAGAGGTAGCCCGTGACTATTGTCGTAAAACGGATTCCAGAGTAAAGTCTTTGACTGAAATTGGAGAATGGCGAAAGGAAAAGCCAGCTGGATTTTCCCCAAAGCAAAGAGCACTTGCCTTCCTACGGGAAGGTCTTTCTCCTGCTGAGATTTGTGCTTTAGATCCGGAGTGTTACTTTACACACTGGCGTTCCATAAAAGCAGTTTATGAGTCAACTTTGTTGAAACCCTTATTAACCGTGGGCGAAGAAGAATAATCATGGCCCGCCGTAAATCCTCTCGTAGAGGTTCTAAAATTCAACCATCAGTTTTGACAATGGCTTTTGCATTGCCTTCAGGTGCTGCTACTTCAACAATTGATTTGTCCCAGGTTGCATCTATTATGAATCGTCGTTTTTATCGACAGGGAATTAACTGGGCTGTTGCTGGTTTCAAAGTTATTTCACCTGCTTCTGCTACAGGTTCTTTGTCAATTGCTCAGTTGCCCAATACTTGGGTTATGTCCAATGCTTGGGAAAAAGCGTTTCGTGCTTGGCAACGTCAACAGAATGAAGTTCTCGAAGACGGAACTCAAGATTCTGTTCGAGCAAAATTTAATGATTTTAAAATTTTTGCTGATGCTGATCACCATTCTATGGGTGTTGCAGGTAATTTGATTCCTGTTGATTTTGCAGGTACTACTTATCCACTTGGAGAATGGGAAGCCTCTCAAATTGTTATTCCTAATTTTGGTGCTCCTGGTACTAATTATGAACCTTATCTCACCGCTATTGGTGATGATGTTGGCGGTGCTGGAGGATCTATTTCTTTGATTAAAGCATATCAAAATTCTCGCAGTGTTCCTCAATCTCCTGACCCAGTTACTCCTGCTGGGGTACTTAGTAATGAAAATTATTGGTCTATGATGTTTGATGTCGGAGATAATAATGAAGACATTATGGATAATGTCGTTGGCAAGAATGATGAATTGCCATACGAACAGAATGAATATCCAGGCGGTCCAGTGGCCGCTCCTACGTTGCAATATCATGATAGTGCTATTATTTCGGGTACTACTGTTGGTGGAGTTACTCATATGAAAGGTGGCAATTTCCCTTGTGGATTGATTCGAATTGCTTCGAATATTGATACACCCAATACTGTTTTTGTTGTTGATTTGATTCCCGGTAATCATCGAGGTTACCTTTGTGAACCTATGACGGAGATGTGATTTTATGTTGAAAGAACAAGCTGCTGTTGAAACTGTCAAGAATACGCTTACTGCATCAAGTATTCTGTCACATCTGAAAAATAACCGTTTGGAATATCTAGGCATGGTTATTCTCGCTCACCTCCTCGGTGTTAGTGACCGTATTCTTGGCCAACTCACTGGAGTGTGCTTTTGATGGTTAAATACAATTATGGTAAAACATTTAAGAAAAACGGCAAAATGGTCCGTTATCGATATACAAATAAGCGAAAGTCTACTAAAAAGTTGGTAGCCGCTAAATCTTCTAAAAAGCGTACGTATAGGAAGCGATATTGATGCT